ACTTTGATGACTCATGGCCACTTGTTGATCCAGCATCGAAAGAAGTTCGTGAAACAGTATCTGCAAAAGATCTCTGGCAGAAATTGCTTGAGATGCGTATGATGACTGGTGAACCATACCTCCACTTCATTGATGAATCAAATCGTAAGATGCCTCAGTGGTTGAAGGATAAGGGTTTACAAATTAACCAAAGCAATCTGTGTTCAGAAATTATTCTACCAACTAATGAGAAGAGAACAGCTGTATGTTGTTTGAGTTCTTTGAATCTCGAATACTATGATGACTGGAAAGATGATGCATTATTCCTTAAAGATATTGCTGAGATGCTTGACAATGTTCTACAGTATTTTATTGATCATGCTCCTTCCGCAATTAAGCGTGCAAAGTACTCAGCAACTCGTGAGAGAAGTATTGGTATTGGTGCGCTAGGTTGGCATGCATATCTACAAAAGAATAATCTTCCATGGGAATCATCATTGGCAGTTGGACGAAACAAACAGATGTTCGCAAACATTAGAGGAAAATTAGATGAAGCGAATAAGACACTTGGAATGGAGAGAGGTGAGGCTCCTGATGCTGAAGGTACTGGTAATCGTTTCAGCCATCTCATGGCAATTGCTCCCAATGCTAGTTCTTCCATTCTTATGGGCAATACCTCTCCTAGTATTGAACCTTATAGGGCTAACGCTTATCGCCAAGACACTCTATCGGGTTCTCACCTGAATAAGAATCGTTGGTTGGATAAAGTTATTCAAGATCATTTGTCAGATGACAGTGGAGTCATTAGTCAAAATGAATACAATGATATTTGGTCTTCAATTATTGCCAATGATGGTAGTGTTCAGCACTTGACGTGGATGGATGACTGGACTAAAGATGTATTCAAGACTTCAATGGAGATCGATCAGCGTTGGGTTATTCAACATGCTTCAGATCGTCAAGAGTTTATTGATCAAGCGCAGTCACTGAATGTATTCTTCAGACCAGACAGTCATATTAAATACATCCATGCGGTTCACTTCCAAGCATGGAAACAGGGATTGAAGACAATGTACTACTGCCGAAGTGACAAGATTGCCAAGGCAGATAAAGTATCAAAACGTATTGAGCGTGAAGTAATTAAAGAAATTGACCTAAGAGCGATGGCTGAAGGTAATGAATGTTTAGCGTGCGAGGGATGATATGGTAAAGAAAAGTAATAGCAGATTAACAGATCAAAGAACATATTTTAAACCATTCAACTACCCATGGGCTTATGATGCATGGCTGAAGCATGAACAGGCTCACTGGCTTCATACAGAAGTTCCAATGGCTGAAGATGTAAAAGATTGGAAGAAGAAACTTACTGCAGAAGAGAAACAATTCTTAACAAACATCTTTCGTTTCTTTACGCAAGGTGACATTGACGTTGCAGGTGGTTATGTAAATAACTATCTTCCATACTTTCCTCAACCAGAAATCCGTATGATGTTAATGGGGTTTGCTGCACGTGAAGCACTTCACATTGCTGCATATTCTCATCTGATTGAAACTCTTGGTATGCCTGAATCAACTTACAATGAGTTCCTTGAGTATCAAGAGATGAGAGACAAGCATGACTACGTTCTTGAATTATCCAGTAAGAACGGCACCTTAGAGTCAACTGCAACCCACATTGCCGTGTTCAGTGCATTCACTGAAGGGATGCAGTTGTTCTCTTCCTTTATCATGCTCTTGAATTTCCCTCGCCATGGGATGATGAAGGGTATGGGTCAGATTGTTACTTGGTCTATCGTTGATGAAACGATGCATGCTGAGAACATGATTCGTTTATTTAAAGAGTTTATCAAAGAGAACAATGAAATCTGGAATGATGATCTAAAGGGTAAAATCTATTCAATTGCTGAAAGGATGGTTGAACTTGAAGATAAGTTCATTGATCTATGTTATCAGGGTGCTGATATGCGTGAGTTATCATCTACAGATGTAAAACAATATATTCGCTACATTGCCGATCGTCGCCTAATTTCTTTGGGCATGAAAGGTATTTTTAAAGTTAAACGAAATCCTCTACCATGGGTTGAAGAAATGATCAATGCCCCAGTGCATGGCAATTTCTTTGAGAATCGTGTAACAGATTACGCTAAAGGTGCGTTGTCTGGAGATTGGGGAGATGTTTGGGCAAAGGCAGCATAATGTTAAAAAATTATATTGTTCATGAGAATTATTGTAATCCAGTTGAATTCTCAATTATTAAACAGAATTTTTTGAATGATAGAGATCTATCAATTACTGATAAAGCAGCTGCTACGATTAAAACTGCCAATGTAGATATAGCCCCATGGATGAAATGTAAAAGATATATGCATCCCATGATTGGAGTCATTTTTGCAACCAATACCAGAGAATTTGGCTTAGATTTATATCAGTTCACTGATTATGATACAGTTAATTTTAATAAATACAGTTCAACAAATAATGGTGAATATGCATGGCATAAAGATTCTTCTGATGTTAGTGCTTTATATGATTTAAAATTAACAGCAGTTTTAAATATTTCATCTGAACCATATGAAGGTGGCGAATTTGAGATGTTCCTAGAAGAACCAACTAGAATTCCTGAAATTGACATACCAGGAAATCTTTTAATATTTCCATCTTGGTTATATCATAGAGTTAAGCCAGTAACTAAAGGCACTAGAGAAACTATTTCATTCTGGATCAGTGGTCCAAAGATTAGGTAAAAATATGGTAACAAAAGTATTTGAATGCGAACAATGCGGATCGCATGGGAAGATTGTGGTAAAGGGTGACGACCATCGCTACGAAGATATAGTCTACTGTCCTGTTTGTTCTGCTGATATCTACGAAGAAGAGGAGTTTGACGAGGACGAATAAATAGTCCATATGTGGACTTTTAATGACAACATCGTTGACGAATTACCCGAAGACTGTGTTGGTTTTGTTTATTTGATTACGAACAAAACCAACCACAGGAAGTATGTAGGTAAAAAATTAGCCAAATTCTCAAAGACAACTTACAAGACAGTTACCTTAAAGAATGGCACCAAGAAGAAAAAGAAAATCAAGTCAAAGATTGACTCTGATTGGATGGAATATTATGGGTCGAGCATTGAATTGAACAAAGATGTTGAAGACCTTGGTAAAGAAAACTTTACACGAGAAATACTATATTTTTGTAAATCAAAGGCTGAATGTAGCTACATTGAAGCCAGAGAACAATTCACAAGGAGAGTTTTGGAATCTACAGATTATTACAACGGACAAATTTCAGTTCGTGTGCATGGATCCCATATCATAAACAAACTATGACATATCTATTATTTTTTACAGCACTCTCTTTATCGGGTGTGGCTGCTTATTATTCGATCATGGGTTTGGTTGCAATTTTTGCAGCTGCACCTATACCAATTCTTATCATGGGCTCATTGCTGGAAGCATCTAAATTAGTAGTTGCTTCTTGGTTATATCGCTCATGGAAAGAAATACCCATGCTAATGAAAAGTTACTTTACAGTGGCATTGGTAGTTTTGATGATACTCACCTCAATGGGTATTTTTGGTTATCTATCAAAAGCGCATTTAGACCAGGCAATCCCGTCTGGAGATTTTGTTGCTAAATTATCACTCATTGACGAGAAAATTAAAACCGAAAAGGAGAACTTAAATGCAAGCCGTAAAGAACTTAATCAATTGGATGTTCAAGTCGACCAAACCATCAGTAGAACCACCGAAGCCAGTGGAGCAGAGCGAGCCATTGCCATCCGCAGAGGTCAGCAAAGAGATCGTGCCAGAATCCTTACCGAAATCGGCACCACGCAAACCAAGATCGCCAAACTCAACGAAGAACGTGCGCCCATCGCCAGTGAAGTCCGTAAAGTCGAAGCCGAAGTCGGTCCAATAAAATACATTGCAGCATTGCTGTATGGAGATAACCCAGAGATCGATGTTTTAGAAAAAGCAGTTCGCTGGGTTATCATCATGATTGTTATCGTTTTTGACCCATTGGCAGTTTTAATGCTTATAGCGGCAAACTGGCAGTTACGTCAAAATAGGCTATTACCGAAACCAGAAGTGGTTGAAGAAGAGCCAAAAGAACCATTAACATGGCTCAAAATAACTGACAAAATCAATATTAAAGACATCTTTAATAAGAAGGTACAGCCACTCCCAGCTGAAGCCAAAGAAATTATAACTGAGTTTTTCCAGAAAGAAGAACCAGTGGGAGAAGTTAAAAAAACCAAAACTGTTAGGCATAACACAGAATATGACGCCAATGGAAGGGTCATGGGTTCAACTCACAAACATAAACTTGATGATACCATTGAAAAGAGCGTGGAAGATCTTCAGAAAGGTGATCTTCCTAAATAAATAAGTGTCCAATTCTACGATTCTTTAATATTGGTAGTTAGTGTTTTTCGTGGGTGAATTTGTTATGTTTAAAATAACAGAAAGCAAACATGAAAACGCCAGTAAAAAAAGCACCAGTAAAAAGAGTTGCGGTGAAGAAACCGCCAGTCAAAAAAGTAGCGCCAACCAGACGCACTAAAACACCCCCAGCACCTATTGTCATTGACGTTAGTAGTACTACTAAATCAGCGTCATCGATGCTTGACAAGGCTATCGATTTAATCAAATGGGTTGACAGCCCCTTTAAATTATTTGAAGTTATCCTGTTGGCCAGTGTGTTCTTCTTTGGTTATTTTGCCTGGGACAGTAGAACTGTTATTCTAGATGCAATAACACAAAGCAGCAAGGTGACCAATCTTAAAGAAGTAAATCATCTTATACCAGTTGCTGCTAGTCTACAAAAAGACCTAGAAGCAGTAACTGTGGTTGTACACAAAGCTGCTTTGGTAGTTAACACCCGAACAACCATGTTGTCCTTTGGTCCAAAAGGGAGAGACAACACATTAGACGGATTAGTTACCAGTTTGTTCAACAAAGATCCTGGACGTAATGCTGCAATTATTGGTATGCTCAATGGCGAGGTCACCTGCGATAAACTAGAAGGTACTAGCAAGTCTTCCGAGTGGGAAGCAAAACAAGGTGCTACATTTATCTGCCGTGGAGGTATTCCTCCGGAAGTCGGCGACTTTGATGGATATGTAGCAGTTGGATTTAAAACAGAACCAGCTGACCTAAGTGTGGTCAAGACTAGAATTAATCTAGCTACCGCTGACATGTCGCAATGAAATGGATAATAGTATTTTTATTATCATTTCTGAGTATATCTAGTTTAAGTCAATCGTGTGATGATTGCATAGGTGGAGTTGTTGCTACAGATACTAATACTTGTTTGGTATCTAATTTTTATAACATTGCACATTCAATACATGATCCTGGTTTACGCCACCAACAATTATCATTATGGTTAACAACAAATGGAAACAGGTGTGATAGTAAGCAACTTATCTTAATTTGGAATAGACTTGCTGAGTGGGGTGGGGCATCTGACTCAGCAGAATTGCGAGGGAAACTTCTTTATTATTTTTCTAGTGCTGAGGAGAGAGAACGTAAAGGAAAATCATAATGGATGGGATAACATGGTTCCCAATAGTTGCACCTAGTTACGCAAATGTAGATGGTATATTAGCTGATGTGCACGCTAAAAAAAATGAAGAACGCTGGGATGAATACAATAAACAGTTAATTGAAAAAATACATTTAAGAGATTATCTGTATGACATATATTTAAAAAGAGCACACGAAAAACAAATACGCATGGAAATTTTTAATGTGAGTAGTATTGATTTGTATGTATAGATGGATCCATTAACATTATTTGCACTTGCTAATGCCGCAGTATCTGCTGTAAAAAAAGGATGTCAGTTATATAAGGACATCAAAGGTGCTGCAGGCGACGTGAGGGCTGTTCTGAAAGATCTTGATGATCAGTTTGCCAACAATCACAAAGAGAAGCCAGCCACAGTAACGCAAAGAAATGCTTACGTAGAAGAAAAGAATCGTGTCATTGAGTTGAATAAACGAGATGGTGAGACTGCTGGAATTTATACTGAGATTGGTAATCATCTTGGCGAATATTATGATAACCTAAACAAATGTATGGCTATCTTTGCTGAAGAAGAACGTCGCAGCAAAACTGAAATTTATCAAGGTGATGATAGTTTGGGTAAACGTGCTCTACAGCGTGTTTTATTGCGTAAACAGTTGGAACAGATGGGCACAGAATTGCGTGAATTGATGGTATACCAAAGCCCACCAGAACTTGGTGCTCTTTATACTGAAGTGGAAGAGATGATGCTAGTACTTGGTAAGGAACAGAAAATCCTTATTTCAATACAAATGCAAAAAGAAGCAATTCAGCAAAAAAGACGTGCATCTAGGATGAAACAATTACAGGAAGAATTTATAATTGGTATTTTTATTATGGTAATAATATTTTCTATGGGCGGTATGTTTATGTATGTAGCCTATGATCGCCAGCAAAAGTATCCACAGTATGGTGATGGTTTGTTTCCTAAATCTGAAATGCAAAAGAAAAAAGAATCTGAAAAACAAATTTATGTAGGCAGATAAATATAGGGTGTATGATAAACACTAAAGGAAAATAAATGCAAAAACCTGAATTATTGATATTTGCTAACATAGCTGCAATTACCTACGAAGAACCAAAAACAGCTAAAACTAAATTCAAAGCCATTGGGTGCACTATTGTTGAATTTTTTGATATTGATAATGCGCAAGCATATCTTCTTAAAAACAATGATGGTATACACATATTAAGTTTTAGAGGTACAGAAGTTACTGAACCATCGGACATATTAGCTGATTTAAAAGCTGGTAAGAATATTGAAGCCATTGGTGGTAAAATCCACGTAGGATTCAAAGGTGAGATCAACAAGTTATGGCCAGCCATAGAAAAAGCTGTTTCTGACATCAATAGCCTTTATGTTACAGGTCATAGTCTTGGTGCTGCAATGGCAACAATTGCTTCAGGCAGAATGCAGTCAAAGGTTCTGGCATTGGTAACATTTGGATCACCAAGAGTGGGTAACAAAGAATACGTTAATAGCCTAACAGTTAAACACTATAGAGTACAAAATAACTGTGATGATGTTACCAAAGTTCCTTTTCTGTTGATGGGGTTTAAACATCACGGAACTCATATGTATATGAATTACTACGGTGCATTTAGAAACCTAACAGCTTGGCAACAAATAAAAGACATGGTTCGTAGCAGAGTAAAAGCGTATACAAAGGGACAAAAATTCCTTGGTGCATACGATCACATGATGGATAACTATATCGCCAAATTAGGAAAATTCGGCGAAGAATAAAATTAAATATGACAAAATATCGATCAATCTTCATAAGTGATGTGCACTTAGGTACTCGTGATTGTCAGGCGGATAAACTAAATAATTTTCTTAAGAATAATAAGTGCGATACTTTATATCTCGTTGGTGATATTATAGACGCATGGAGAATCCAACAAAACAAATGGCGTTGGAAACAATCACACACTAATGTAGTTCGTAGAGTTCTTGGTCATGCCAAGCGTGGAACTAGAGTGGTGTATATAGCAGGTAATCATGATGAGTTTTTAAGACCTATGATGCCTTATGGATTTAGTTTTGGGTTAGTGGAAATACACAATCAAATAGAACATATAGGTGCTGATGGCAATCACTACCTAGTGACACATGGTGACTTATTTGACGGTATTACGAGACTAGCTCCATGGATTAGTTTTTTGGGAGACAAAGCATATGATTTCATTCTATCGATCAATAGTAAGTTCAATTGGATACGCCATCGTTTTGGTTTTGGGTATTTTAGTCTTAGCCAATATCTTAAGCACAGAGTAAAGAAAGCTGTAGATTTTATTTTCCAATTTGAAAAGAATCTAGCAGCATATTGCAATAAAAGAGGGTTTGATGGTGTCATCTGTGGACACATACATCACGCTGAAATTAAAAATATTGATGGCATCATTTATATGAATGATGGTGATTGGGTTGAAAGCTGTACTGCACTCGTTGAACATTATGATGGTCGATGGGAAATTATCACTTGGACGAAAGATAAAGACGATGAACCCATCATTGAGTAACAAAATAACAATTGTTGTTCCATGTAAAAATGAAGAGAATTATATTTCTTATTTATTGGAACACCTGAAAAATCAAAGTATTGGCGATACCAGAATAATTATTGCAGATTGTTCAACTGATAACACAAGAGAAGTTATCAATTCAAACAAAGGCGATTTGAATGTTGAGATTATTGATGGTGGATTAGTTTCTATTGCTAAAAATAATGGTGCCAAATTAGTAACAACGCCATACGTATTATTCATAGACAGTGATGTCAGGTTTTTCTCTGACACAGTTATAAGTGATTCTGTTGTGGAAATGGAATCAAATAACTTAGATCTTATTGGACTTTATATTAAATGTTATGATAACAGTAAACGAGCCAAAATAGGATTTATGATTTTTAATTTTATAAACAATATTATGAAATACAAAGTTCCATTTGCTGTTGGCGCATTCATGTTAACTCGTAAAGATAGATTTGATGAGTTTGGTGGATTTTCTGAATTATATGAAACAAGTGAAGATTTCTTTCTGTCAAAACAATATGATCCTAAAAAGTTTAAATTAGTAAAACACTATTTCGGACAAGATAGTAGAAGATTTCAAAAAATGGGATACTTTGGCATGGCATGGTATTTGATCAAAAACTTTTGGAACAGAAACAACGAAAAGTATTGGGACAAGATAGACTACTCCAAGTACTGGAAGTGAATGAAAACTCTTGCTTTGTTTGTGCGTCATCCTGAATGTTCTACGGATTGCGCATATGCAATGGTTC